GATTAACACGAGAGGATTGTAAGGCAGCAGACATTGGTACTACACCGTCTTGCGTGATAATAAGCATATCACCAGCCCACTTAAACATACATCTATGACCTATAGGAGAACCCAAGTCCCATACACCTACCATAGACCATGCAGAAGCGCTTGTAGGGTCAGTCCCTTGATAGACAACAACTTGACCACGTGAAGTAATTAATACATAGTGGTCACCTACGCCTACACCAGCATCAATTGTCCAGTTACCATGTGCCATGATATAACCGCCCTTAGTAGCAAAGGGAGCAATATCAATCGCTGCGGCTGCGCCTGCAATAGAATCTACAGGCAAATACCATGCTTTAAGTGTATTGCTGCCAATAAAGAATTGACGTTGAGCGTATAAAATAGGGTCACGTAATGTGGTTGATGTTACCCCTGTAATTGTAGGTGTTGTCCATGTAGTGCCGTCATAGTTGCGAGGTGCGTCTACACCATTCGCCATTGATAGAAAGTTACCGCCAGGAGTTGCTATATTCAAATAGCCCCATTGACCATTAGATAATCCTGATAATACAGAAGCGCCAACTGCACCCTGAGAGGTTACGTCATAAACTGAACCGCTTGCATTAATCGCAAATAGTTTTTGAGTGCTACCACCTGCATAAGCCATGATAGTCTGCACTTGGCCTGATATGCCTGTAGCCCATTGAGCATAGCCCTTACGAAGCTGACATTCTGTTGTAGCTGGATACCAATTGGTTAAGGTAACTGCGTCTAATGGTGACATTCCTGTCAATGAATCTCTTGCGTTCCAACCACCTGTAGGCGCTGGTAAGCTAACTGGCTGTGATACGGCTCTTTTTGCTTGTGCCATTACTAGCCTCCGTAGTTTGCGTCAGGTATATTTTCATATCCAATTAACACGTTAGCGGCTCTTGGCGCAAAGGATAGTGTAGCAGAACCTTGATCGTTTGCCTTAGAGATATTCAATTCCATATCGTAGTCACGTTGGTATGAACTTGAGTCAAATCCCTTCACCTCAAAGTATTTTTTCTTTAAGGCAAGTACCATTAAACGGTCAGGGAATATGCAAGTGTCGGTATCTAGTACAAAGCTTGTCTGAGGGACGCCAGCAGCGCTATCAGCCCATGCGTTAGAGATATATTCGTAGCCTAGATACTCGTTAGTAGAGATAATAGGCCATATTTGAAACTCACCGCCCATGATACGATAACGCATACGAGGGCCAGTAGAGATATAGCTAGACTTCAAGAATTGCCATTGTTGTGGTGATTCTGGTCCTAGCATTTCCCAGCGTTTAGACTTATCGTAGTGTGTACGATCAATCTGTCTATCATAGTCACTAGGAAGTGGATATTTGGTTTGACCAAAGGTAAGCTGAACTGTACCTGAAGCCGTTGGTAATTGTGACACAGTAACCGTAGTTCCTGTTGCCGTAACGATATAAGTATCTTGGTTGATACCTGTACCTGTAATCATCCAATTGGTGGCTGTGGCAGCGTTTATCGCTGTTACTACGGCTGCATCTACACCCGTGATAGTTGCTGAATTAGCAGTCACTACACCATAAGATTGTTGATACTGTGTGTAGAACCGATACTCACGGTTTAAGGCTTCCCACGGAAACTCTCTTGACAACTCATACCCTGCTGCATTAATTAAATAGTTTAATTGAATAACATCGGTAGAAGTATTACCTGCTACCTGTGTAGGTACAGCCAAGCCCATTTCACCTGTGGCCTGTTGTACGAGTTGTAAAAGAGTCGCCATTATTTTTCCTTGTTAAGCCGCTTCCTCAGCCTTAGCCTTGGTTGCCTTTGGTTTTATTTGTGCAGCAAGTTCTTCCAACTGACGTTTCATGGCAGCAATCTCGTCATCACGCTGACGTAAGGCTTCTGCTTGTTGTTGTACGACTGCTGAATCTTTAGCGTTAGCTAAGAACGCTTTAGCTTTATCACGGAAGGATAGAGGACTCATGCCTACCATCATACCAATAGAGCCAATCTGCTCATCTGAAGCCGTTGCTACTTGTTCTACGGTATAGAACTTAAAGTGCTTGAGTTCGCTTGCTTGAGCTGCATTTAAGATAGGCCAATCTTTTAATAGAGTGCCTTGAATTTGGTCACCACCGTCAGACTTCTCGTTTTGATACATTGCCCATTGAACAGGGAAGCGTCTTTTATCTTCATCCTTTGCAAAGGTATCAATAATAGTTAAGCGATCACCAGGAACTTCAATCCTAACAAAGTCAGCCATGAACTTAATTGGTCTGCCTTCTGCCAAGCTTTGAAACTCGTTGTCCATCTCTCTACTATAAAATTTTACTGCTAGTCTTGAATCTGGGTTGTTTAAATCTGTATCAATAGCCATTTAGTTCTCCAAAGTGGTTTGGGGTTTGTAGGTATCTCTCAAAATAAAAGATACCTAGAAACCCATCCCCGAAGGGATGAGAGTCTTAACTATTAAACTGAAGCTTTACTGAACCAACCGTAATCGCCTGTTACCATACCTGTAGCTGGAGATGTGTAAGAACCACCTGTAGCTGTTACCAAGAATGTTGTAGCGCTTACTGTACATACTGTTGTTGAAGCTGTGATAGTTGCGTTAGCTTTACCGAATACATAAAGCAAGCCGTCTGAACCCCATACTTGAACACCAAGCAATTGGTTGATAGGATAACCAGCAGTGATTTGAACTGCGGTTACTGTGTTTACTAAGTCGATGCCCACTAAAGGGGTTACTGAATATGCCATGATAATTTCCCTTAAGCTGTTAAGACACCGTTGAATTGAGGGCCAGAGCTTGTCATGTTACCAGCCCAACCAATCAATTTAACGATAGCGTCTTGGTTTACAGATTGACGTTCGCCACCGATAGGCACGAAGTTACGTTCTGCATGAGGACGGAAGAAGATGTAATTAGTGTTCAAGAACCACATATGGTTCGCTGTAGCTTGAGCGCCAATACCACCACCAAGAACTAGGTCAGCAGATGTACCACCACCGTAGAATTTCAATGAAGCGAAACCTGATGCGCCTTCTTCAGCAGAAGTTACACGTTGGATAGCTTGCAATGAGTTTACGTATAGTGAGTAGTAGTTGTTATCTGCAACAATCAAGTCAGCCTTGTCATTACCACGAACTAGCTTTAGAGCCAATTGTGTCATGTAGTTTTGAATGTTAGCAGCAGATACAGCAGCACCACCGTTAGTTACGCCTGAGAACGCTTGGTTACGCCAGAAAGTCCATGTAGCACGATCAATACCACCGTAAGTGCCTGAAGTTGGAGAGTCAGCAACGGCTGCGCCCAAACCTGTTAAGTTCTTACCTGAGTTACCAGTACCGTTACCATAAATGTCTGTTTGGATACGGTTAGTCAATTGAGCTTCAGCAACTTGGATACGGCCTTCTAACAAGTCAATGATTTGTTCTTTAGAGCTATTTTGTAGCATTTCAAGACCACTGATTGTTACAGCAGAAGCGTATTGTGAGATGTTAAATTGAGCAGCAGAAATTGGGCTGTTAGGCGCAATGTTCAATGTTTCGTAGCCGCTGTATGAGTTAGTGTTGTTAGTTGTTGAGTCATTGTACATTACTTCTTCCAAGATGACGTTACCGCCAGAGAAAGGACGTACATTGCCACGCTTACGTAGGCGTTCAAGAACTGGGTTGTTGTTTGTTACGTTGTCTGCTAATTTACCGCTACGTGATTGGATGGTGGTAGCGATAATGTCAGACACTGATGAGTTGGCAAATGCCATAATAATCTCCTAAGTGTTAGATAATTGAACCCGTTGACTCAAACTGTTTTAATAGTTCGTCACGGATACTTGCGCCTTTTCCACCTGTACTCGTAGACGCTGTTGGCGATGACGATTTTGGGGATAGAGCCTTAGCTTTAGCATTGGCTATTTTTGCTTGACGATCTGCGTCAGATTTATGAGCCTGTTCGGCCTGTACTTTCTGAGAGATATTGTCATTCAATCGTATAGCTTTTTCATAAGCAGATTGGAGGTCATTAGCCATTCCAGCTTGGAGTAATCCAGCCATCGTTTCTCTAACCTCATCGAAATACGGCTTATCTTGCGAGAAGCTTGATATTTCACTTTGTAATGAAGCCTGTTCAGTCCGTTCTTGCTGTGTCTGAAACTGATTCCATTGGTTTTTAATTTGGTTTAATTCTTGTGCTATTAAAGAGAACTGAGGGTCAGCATAACCGCCACCCACTTCATTTAAACTTACACCGTAGTCGTTAGCCAACTGAGCAAACATTTGTTGCTTTTGTTCAGGACTGCCTAAAGCTAATACAGAGTGCGCCCTACCCAAGTTGCTGATCCATTGTGCTGGATCAATGTTATGTTGTTGCAAGATAGGGGCAAAGGGTTCAATTGCTTTAATCAGAGGTTGAGCAGAATCCCATTGGTTTTTGTAAGTAGATACGCCTTTAGCATAATCTGCTTCACGTTGCTGGATGTAATCCTGCAAAGTTGGGTCTAATTTACCCCAATGTTCCTCATAATCCTTCTTCCAAGAGCTAGGACGAGGTTTAACTTGCACTTCTGGTGCTGTTTCTTCCTCAGATGCCTCTGTAACGCTTTCCTGAGCCTCTGGAGCGCTTTTAGCAAACTTTCCTGACTCATCCCTAGGTCTACTTGTTTTAGGAGCTTCTAGGGTGCTTTCTGTGGCTTCATTTTCTGTTACGGGTGTATCGGTTACTTCAATAGCATTTTCGATTGTATCTCGAAGGCTAATTGGTTCTTCCAAAGTAGTTTGGAGGTTTTCCATTTGACTTCCTTTATGTTAATTAAGCTGAAACGATAGCAACCCAGTTTGCTAAACCAAGTGATACAAATTTAGCTGTCTTACCTGCTGGAACTGCTAAAGCAGCATTAGCTGAACCTGAACCAATTGCACCACCAGTTGAAGGCCATACGTTGATTGAGTTAGCTGTATTGTTAGCAATAATGTAGCTATCGCCTGATTGTGCAGTTGCTGGCAATGTAGGGCCGTTAGCTGCTGTAGATGTTGAATAAACCACTACGTCAGAAGGCAAAGTCAATGAGCCTTGTGAAGCGCCTGTAGCCGCTTGTGCTGTTGTTACGAAACCTGTAATGGCATCGGATGTTAATCCTGGAACGCCAGAACCGTTCAAGTTTACTGTTGTTGTCATTTAATACTCCTTATCTAAATTTGTTTCTGTTTTGGGGGTTGTGCATTACTTCGTAAATCAATCGCTCTTTCAAGCTGTTATCCTTCGGTCTTTCGGGATTCTTCAAAGGCATATCAGCAGCCTCGATGCAATTGTTACTCTTTAAATGCTCTCTATGTGCTTTACGACCTTCTATCATTCTGCCGTCAATCATTGACTGATACGGTTTAATGTCATCACGAATATATGGCCCTTTGTTCTCACTAGGAGCGTAGTATTCGTCAGCAGGAACTAGCTTAAATGTTTCAGGGTCTTGAATCCATCTTTTAACGCTTGACTTCTCTTTCTTACCAAATATTCTTTCGTGGCCTTCTTCAAACTCTTTAGAAGTCGTGCGAGTCTGAATACTATCGCCAGTTATATCATTGATTGCTGCCATAAAAATTACTCCAATTAGGCATAGGTTGACCATTAGGACTCATCATAGGGGCTTGTTTGTTTACTTGACCCATGTTAGGGCCAATAGGGCTACCTTGCATAGGCGTGTACTGTGGCATCTGATTAGATTGTGGTTGCATAGGGTTGTTAGGTGACATAGGCATCTGACCTGGCGTTTGTGAAGGGCCACGTAATGCTTGCACAAGTTTAGCGATCTTATCGCCCATGCCACCAAAGTTACCTTGTTGTTCAGGCTTAGGTGCGTTAAACATATTGGCAGTACCAAAGCCACCATTGTTATCTTGGCCTTGAGTGCCTTGTGAGTACCAATCAGGTAAGAATGACATAATTTATCCTATATAAGCATTAAGAGGACTTCTTCGTCCTCATGTTCTTGTTGTATTGCCTGCGCTCTAGCAATAATGTTTTGTACCATTTCAACGCTATTGAGCAGTAAGTCATAGTCAATTGCATTTGGTGTTACTTCTTCTTTAGCATAAGGCTGTAAAGCCTCTAGCATTTCTTCTTCTACGACAGGTTCAGCAAAGATTGTCGCTAAATACTCTTTGATCTCAGAGCGTTTAGATTGAGCAATATGCTCTTTCTTCTTCTTTCCTATACCTCCTGTCTTACCCCATGTATATGGAGTTA